AGTTGCCAATGCTGTCGCTGTACCTTTTACCTTCATTCTACTAATCCTACATTACTGTTAGAAGTTCACGTTCAAAGTAGTCCATCAACTCATCTGATTTGACTCCGAACTTCTTTGCGGAACTTTTTATTGTGGTTTCAAAACTATTTAGGAAATCTGAAGGTTTAGAATCCATTTCACCGAAAATAAAGTCAACCGCCTTTTTCATCTTAGGAGAAAGACGTTTATATTCCGCACTCTTCTTGTGTTCATCCTTTTCAGGAAGGACTCTTTTGAATCCTTCAAACGTCTTCATTTGCATCCACTTCAGGGACTTGTCCAGTTACAAATGATTGTGCAACTTCTTGTCTCTTAGTTTCCAGAGCATCACCAACCTTGTATGCAATTGCATCTTTGAATGCTTGTTCTGCACCAATGTTATCACCTTGTTGTAGTGATGCTATCATATCTCTTACTTGATCCATTAGAATTCATCTCCCATTTCATCTTCACCGCCACCCTCATTTTCTATCTGGGTTTCGATTTCTTCAATTTCTTCATCTGTCATATGTAGTACGTTCTTACGAACCCATTCTTTAGAAAAGTATGTACCAACATATGATTCAATTTGACTCAACATATCCAACTTCTCTCGCATCATTTCTGATTTTTTAAGTTCAGAGAAATGACCGTCTTGTAGGTAGTCGAATTGAATATGCTCCTTCACCATATCCCACTCTTCCGCAGAGATAACCCCTTTAAGGATCAGCTGTGTGCGTAGAATATCGATGAATAATACAGAGAACTTCTTACGCAGTTTCTGTACAAATTTTGTGAACTTGAGTTCATCACGAGTGATCTCTGTAGATCGTCCAAGTGAGAAACCTGATTCTGCTTCCAAACGAGAAATAGGTACGTTCAAAGAACGATAAAGTTTTCTCTGGAAGTATGTGATATCGTCAATCTCTCCCAAGTTAGATCCGCCAGGCAGAGTGGAAATCTCTGTACCACGACCACCTTCTCTACGAGGTAACCAGAAATCTTCCAACATGGACATATGATTTCTGTCGTCACGAATCTCACCAGTGTTCGCATCGTATACCATCTTGTTACGATAACGATTCATTACGTCCTTGAGATACTGTTCTGCTTTGACCTTTGGTAAGTTACCAACGTCAATGTAGAAGATACGTCTCTCAGGAGCACGAGAAATACGATAGATGACAAGTGAGTCCTCAATCATTCTTAACTGATTGACAGCCTTAATTGCCTTGTGTAAATGTGAAAGGACTGTTCCTTTCTGTGCATCAATAACACCAGATGGACAATATGCAATAGAGTCTGAAGTGATCTTTAGTCCAGTTGATGTTCCAGATGCGACATCGATTCCCTTTTCATTGTAGATATAGAATTCTTCAACACCCTTAATAATTTCGGTATTGTTGTCGTCTCTGTCTTTAATGACTTGACGAACTTTCTTAATCTTACGAGGATCGATATAACGTAATTCGGTGACACCCTTTTCTGGGGCATTCTTATCGATTATTTTGTGGAAATAGATACGTCCATCAACATACCAACGTCTAAAAATGTCATGCCCTTTAGAGTTAAAATCTAAAAGACGTAAGACACTATCGAACTCTTCACGAATACGATTCTTGACTTTCTGTTGGTATGGTAAACGATCCGTAATCAGGGATACCGATTGATCTTTTTCATCAGAAACAATCGATTCGTTGATGATATCTTCAACCGCCATATCGCACTCTGGTTGTTGTGCAATGTCACGGTATCTACGAATAAGATCCGCTTCGGTTCTATCTCTACCATCAATATCTAAAAACTGGGAGTAGAAACCACCCCCAGCAATATCACCTGCACCGTCATCGGAAGTGGGGAGGATTACAGAATCCGTCCCCTCATCCTTTGATCGTGTAATACGAAATCCAAACAATTCAGCCATAATAATTAATCTCCTATAAGTCTATTTAGACGACTCTTAGAAGTTCACCGCTGATGCTTCAAAGTTCTGGTATCTCCAAGTGATAGAGAACTCTTCAATTGCGTTTGCAGTTTCGTAAGACAGTTCAATTGCAGCAACTGCAGTAGGCCAACAACCACGCAGAATGTAAGACTTCAGAACTGTATCATCTCGATCCAATTGTTCAACAATCAAATCTGCTTGATAGTCTGCGGCATTTACCAAACCAGTGTTAGTCACTGTATCGTTAATACCGTTCATCCAACGTTCTATTGCGTCACGAACCATAAAGTCCGTGTCGTTGATTACTGTAGTTTCCCATGCTTCGAATTCACGATCACCAGCGATGTAAAGATTACGTCCACGAAATGGAACAGGAATCTCCGTTACTGATTGGCCTGGGAGACTTGCAGTCTTAATAAGGAAAGATGTTCTACGAATATCTAATCCTGTTGCAATTGCCGGAGGGGTAGTCATGGTCACCCTAAACTGGTTTGCACGAGCACCGCCACCGATAAGTTGCGCTTTGAATTCATCAATAGTTGCCATCTACTTATCCTCCGATCTCACTAAATGCAACGCCAGTACGAGTCGCAATAAAGTTAAGTGTAATGAAGTTGATCGAACGTGCTGGTTTGATGTAGATGTCTGCAACAAACTCATTACGATCAATGACTTCACCTGTATTATTAGTTTCATCTGCGACTACTGAGAAATCAGTAATACCTCTACGTCCTTGGACATCACGCAAGAAGGGTTCTACCAAGTTACGGAACTGAGCACGAGTGAACTCATCGTTGAATTCAAACAACTGGAACTTAGATGCAGTCGAAATTGCTTTTTCTAGGACAATAAACAGTCTACGAACATTGATTCTGTCGAAAGCAGATGGACGAGACAATGCAGTCTTGTCACCAAACAGTACTGTACCTTGGCCTGGGAATGTAACTACTGGGTTAATTCTTGCAGGATACAGAATGTCTCTCTGAGACTTGTTTGGATTGTACGCAAGTTTGACCACACCACGAATCTGTCCACGATTGAAACCAGCAGGTGAGAACCAAGGATCAGCAACGTTATCAGTGTTTGCAGCAAGTCCTGCAATGTCACCGTTCAGTGGGACATGACGGTATACGTCATTGTACTTGTCGTACATGTACTTATAACCAGAATCAAATACTGCATAAGAAGAACTTGACAATTGATCAAAGAATCCTTTAACATTACTTGTCTGTGTGATTGAAGATGCAATACCTACAACATCTGCACGCCGTGGTGAGATGAATGCAACGACATCTTTTCTTGCTTCTGCAAGATCAATCAAGTTAGTTGCGTGTGTAACACCATCAGTTCCAGCAGGACATGTACCTGCCATGATGAGGTTAATATCAACAGTTTCTGTGTCTGCGAACAAGTCGTATGCAAGATCTAACTCACCGACTGTTACAGCGTAATCATCAGTACCACCAGAAAGTGTTGCAACGATTACTCCAGCATCACCAGTACCAGAAGTGTATGTTGCACCAGATGCAATATCTGTTCCTGCTTCAGTTAATGATGCGTCATGATCCATCCAACGAACGTACTCTGAACCTCTGTTGATGACTGTTGGGTAGTAGTTAGTTCCACCCTGTGTAGTCTTAGCAGATGCTGCCTGAGATACGAATGCATATGTTTCTAAAACAGAAGTTGTTCTCTGTCCTGCAACATCGTTGTCGAAACCAGTGATTGCAGCAGTTGTGTCATAAACAACAACGTGCATTTCATCACCAGAAATGTTTCTGTCTGCAGCCCAAGTTGAAGTGCCTGGAGCAGCGTCAAACAAGTCATAGAATCTCCAACGTCTGCGGATTGCTTCACCACCTACCATTGCAGTCTTTAGACCACCACCGTTAGGGTTATCTAATTGACGAATGGTTAGATCGTTAGTTGCGATTGCAGTAACTTCATACTGTGATCCATCTGTTTCTTGTAGGTAAATAATGTCACCAACACTAAACTCTGTTCCATCTGTTACAGCAAGGGTTGTTGCACCCGCCGACGCTGCAGATGCAGTTGAGGTTACTGTCTGTTCATATGCAGTTGCACTTGAACACATTGATACACCGATTGCGTTACCAATTGTGCCTGGGAACTTAGACGCCCAGTTACCAACTGAACCCTCTCCTCCTGCATAATTTTCTTCATAATCAGTATCGTTTTTGATCTTCAATCCAGATCCGTCTGCAGTTGCGTTGAGAGAACCAGTGTCTGCTCTTACAACACGCAGTGCGTTTCCATATTGAAGGAAGTTTGCGGCAGTGAACCATGTTTCAAAATTACTACCGTTTGGCTTGCCAAAGACTTTGACCAAATCCTGTTCTGAAGCAATTGCAATGATTTCATCTACTGGGCCTGTTTCGAAAGCACCAGCGACTGCACCGATTGAAGTTGCAACAGCAGGAACGACATTTGTTAGGTCAATTTCTCTGACTAGGACGCCAGGGGATACTTGAAATGCCATCTCTGTTTACTCCTTTGATATGTTATAGAGTTTATTTCACATCATTATTTAGGAAATACAGGTTTTCAAACTCATTTTTTATATCATCCCTCTGATATAAATACCTGTATGAATAGTCATTATCACAAATATAAAGACACAATTAAGCGTGCCACTAAACGTCACCGCAGAAAGAGAGAGATCTGGGTGAGGGATTATCTCTCTGATGAATCCTGTTCTCACTGTGGGGAATCTGAAACAGCATGTCTGATGTTCTTTCCAGACAATCAACAAATTGTCTCTCTTTCTAAAAAGGTTGGGTTAAATGAGGATGCAAGGAAAGAGGTACTCTCCATAATCTACAATAACCGCATTGTCTGTTCAAACTGTTATATCAAACTAGACAACGATATTATTGATATTATGTAGGGATTTACCAATTTGTATCGTGGGTACGAACTACAGGCGACCAGCGTGTACCATACTCATCTACCATCGTAGTATCACTTTCACCTATACCATCATCAAAAAATCCAAATGGAAGAAGATCAGACTCTAGTTCGTGTTGTCTTTCTGCAAGCAGTTTTGCACGAATATCTGAGTTTGTCAACTCCTTAAAATATGCCTGATCAGTCATCCACGAGAATAAAACACAACACATCACTAAGTCATCGTTCTGTCCCTGTTCTGCTTCAAATGAACTTCCATGTTCAATAAAGGTAGAGAGTTCAGTAATAATATTGAAGTCATTGATAATCATTTTATCAGACTCAACCATTGTTTTGAAAACAGCACACCCAATCTTCTTGACTGCCTTTGTTGTTCTCACACCAAGTTGCGCTTTACCTCCAGAGAATCCACCACCTAATACCTGTCCCGCACGTCCACGCATGGATGCCATGATCAGGTTTTCATACTCCAAGTCGAACTGTAATGCGTTAGCAACCTGTTCACCAATATCATTAACTTCCACCAGACAATATGCATCATTATAAGAACGTCCCACCTTGTTAATGATGGGTGCAAATAGCATTGGACTAATTTCGTTATCCCTGTACTTTGCAACGATACGAAT